ATACGAAGAGGATGATACCCAAGAAAACCGAACAACTTACAGTATCGTCAGGAGCTGCATTCGGCAACTTGACATACTCTCTTAAACTTTCTGTCTAATAAACTTGAGTAGCTAGACATTGCACCATCGGCCCGATGCGTCGGATAACCATGAGTGTCGTCAGTGACTAAAAGCTACAGGCAAAAAACAAACCCTAAACTTAACCTATAAATTATTATGGCATTATCATCTAATCCTTCCATTCCAGGAAAAATCAATGGAGTCGGGGGATACGCTACGCCGTCTGGTTCGTTAACCGTCGACAACGCGTTGTTCCTCAAAGTATTCAGTGGTGAGATTCTCACTGCTTTCAACGAGACTAACGTCGCTAAAGACCTGATCATGACCCGCACTATCTCCAGTGGTAAGTCTGCTCAGTTCCCTGTGACTGGTCGTGCAGAGGCTAAGTATCACACTCCTGGTGATCACCTCATCGACGACGCATACTTGTCTCAGATTCCTCACAACGAGAAGGTCATCAACATCGACGAGATGCTCGTTGCTTCTACGATGATCCCACGTATCGCTGAGATTAAGAACCACTACGACCTCCGTAGTATCTACGCTAACGAGCTCGGTAAGGCACTTGCTAAGCGTCTTGACATTCAGATCCTTAAGACCCTCTTTGCTGCTGGTCTTACGACTACTGCTAACTTCACTGGCGGTAACACTGGAACTGAAATCACAGGCGCAGACACAAGCACCGCTGCTGGTCTTGTAGACGCACTCTTCGAGGTTGCGCGTTCTCTTGACGACAAAGAAGTCCCAAGTGACGGACGTTTCGCTATCTTGACTCCGTTCCAGTATTACAAGCTGCTTACAGCTGATAACGTAGCGATCAACAAAGACACTTCGAGTGGATCTGCTGACTCTGCTAAGGGAAGCATCGCTGAGGTCGCTGGAATTAAGCTATACAAGAGCCCGCATCTTGCTGGCGTTCAGGTAGCTGTCGGTTCACAGGAGTCTGACGATGCGAATGTAGCTAACAGCCCATTTGCGCTCACTAACGTAGCTAACGACGACGCTGGTTACAACGGTGATCTCTCTGGAATCGCTGCTTCTGCTACCGATCAAGGCTTCGTTGCTGGACATTCGTCTGCTGTTGGTTGCGTTAAGCTTCTCGACCTTGCAACTGAGTCTGAGTATCTGATCGAGCGTCAGTCTACTCTCTTTGTTGCTAAGTACGCAATGGGACTTGGTGTTCTTCGCCCTGAGTCTGCTGTTGTGGTCAACACGACTAGCACCGCTGCTGCTTAATAGCTAAACTTCATGCCTCGCCCTTGGACTTCCCTTGGGCGGGGTATTTTTTCATTTTTATATATTATACTATGGCCCTCACTACTCAACTAGAAGCTGTCAATGTGATGCTAGGAAACATTGGAGAATCTCCAGTGACCGCTTTGTCACCTCTGTCGTCTCTCCCTGTCTCTGCGCAAACAGCAATCAGTGTTCTTGATGAAGTTAGTCGCGACGTGCAGAGCGAGGGCTGGCATTTCAACACAGTCAATAAGGTAACACTGAGTCCAAATGTTAACGGAGAGATCTTCTTAACAGACGACGTGTTACACATAGACACCTTAGATCACTCTAAGGACATCGTTCAGCGCGGTCAGCAACTATTTGACCGAGGCGAGAACACACTAGTTTTCGATAATGATCTTAAAGTTACTGTTACGTATCTTTTAGATTTCACTGAGCTTCACGAGCAAGCTCGGCGTTACATCACGCTCAAAGCATCGCGAGTCTTCCAGGGACGCATTGTCGGCTCTCAGGAACTCGAACAGCAAATCTTACGCGAAGAACTCAAGGCTCGCCAGAACCTCGAAGAGGCAGACGGTATCGGGTCTGATCGCACCATCTTTGACAACTACGATGTCGCTTCTTGTGTAGGCATCAACAGAAACTACGACCTTCTCTAATGGCTCTTATTAATACATCGTTACCAAACCTGATTCAAGGAGTTAGCCAACAGCCTGACGCTACGCGCTTCTCTGGACAATGCGACGAACAGATTAACTTTATGTCGAGTGTTGTCGATGGGTTGACAAAGCGAAACGGCACCAGGTTCGTAGGGAAAGTCCTTACGAATGCTATTAGTGCTGACAGCTTTGTTCACTTTATTAATCGCAGTGAAGAAGAACGATACGTATTAATACATGATAATACAAAGCTCAGAGCCTACAATGTGATCACAGGGCTCGAAGCTAAGATCAACGGGAGCACAGGTGGTTACACTGTAGCCAACACATACTTAGATGTTCCGTCTGGTTATCAACCAAGGCAACAGCTTAAAGCTACTACAGTGGCTGATGGAACTTTTATTGTTAACCGCGGAGTCACTGTAGCTGTCGACCAGACTGTCAAGTCAGATGCTCTAGATAAAGAAGCGTTGATCTTTGTTAAGCAAGGAGACTACGAAAAGAACTACGCGTTAGACATTGAGTATACTTCAGCGACTCCAGCAGCGGCTACACTTACTGTTCGCTACAAGAAGCGTAAGTCATACTTTGGAGTATCAGAATATAAATTAGATTCAGTCCAGAGTGTTCCTACAGCAGGCGTTGGGTATCTAAATGATGAAATCTATGACATCGTTGGGTATCCTGCGACTTACAATAGCGAAGAGATTACCGTCGGTAAAGGGACAGCAACTGTGCAAGCTGATGTGACGAACACGACGACAGGCGCGTTGACCTCTAGCACAACTATTGAGAACTACGGTCCTTATATTCATGTAAAAAATACTTACACAGACACCATTGACATCAATGTGACAATCGAAGTGCCTGAGGGACTAGGGTCTGCTGTTCCGCAAACTAAAGAGATTAGTGTATGGTCTGAAACAACTGCGCACGCGTTACATGCAGATACTTCAAGAATTAGCGCGATTATAGCCAATGGTCCTACTAACTTGTCTACGTATACTGACGGAGGAACATACACAGCGCCCAAAGGAGGAGGCAGTAGTGTGATAAACAACGCGGCTTTCAATGATTCTGCTAATTTCCCTGGTATCATCGCAGGAACTAACTCTGATTTCTCTTTAGAAAGACACGAGAACCTTATCGTCTTAACACGTAAAACTTCGACTCAGAGTGACTTCAAGATAACCGCTAGAGACGGACTTGCTGGAGGAGCCTTAGGAGTCGTATACAAAGAAGTAGGTTCTATTACTGACCTTCCTGTTTACGCTAAGAACGGCTTCAGAGTTAAAGTCAGAGGAGACGTTGATTCTAACGCAGACGATTACTATGTACGCTTCGAGACAGACAGTGGTAAGACTTTTGGAATCGGTAAGTGGGTAGAGACGGTAGCTCCAGGTATTAACTTACAGTATCAAGAAGATACACTTCCGATGCTTCTTGTGAACGATGCAGAAGATTCGTTTACTATTAGCCACATCAAGACTGCTCCGCGAGTATCTGGTGATGACTACTCTAATCCGTTCTCGTCGTTCTCTGATAACCGCATTCAGAACAGCGTGTTCTTTAAGAATCGCTTAGGCTTTATTTGTTCTAATAATATTATTTTATCTGAAGCTGGCTTAGGGTCACGTAATGACCAAGGAGACTTCGAGTATAACTTCGGTAGAACTACAGTCACAACCCTACTCGACTCAGCGCCTATCGATGTGACTATCGAGTCGAACCGAGTGACAAACCTTACAGCTGCTACAGCAGTCCAGGAGAACCTCATTCTGTTTGCTGATAATGGTCAGTTTGTTCTCAAAGGGGAAGAGCTGTTGACACCTCGCACTGTCTCAGTGAAGCCTGTGACAAACTTTGAATACAACGAGGACACCGACCCAGTGTCTGTAGGCTCGTTTATTTACTACCCGTTTGACTTCGGTAATCACACAGGCATCAGGGAGTTCTCGTTGAACAAAGACACAGATGTCTACGAGTCTAATGCGATCACTGAGCAGGTTCCTAGGTATATTCCTAAAGACATCACAAGACTCGCTGGGTCACTCTCAGAGAACACACTAGCAGTGTTGTCTAAAGAAGATGACCAGACATTATACATTTATAAATATTTCTATAGCGAAGGTCGCAAAGTTCTTAGCTCATGGTTCAAGTGGACATTCAACGTGCACATTAAGAACTTTGAGTTCATGGACTCGACGCTCTACATGGTGGCTACTGACGATATTACAGACACTGAGACATACATCTTGAATATGCCATTGAACTTCGATGGACAAGACGAGGGACTCGCTACATATGTTCTGAGCGGTGGGAGCAGTGGGTATGCTGCTGTTACACTCACAGAGTCAGTGGATGATAACGTGACACACTTAGATTTACGCACTCCTGGGATTGTCTTTGGTGGTCAAATCAAGTTCCCGTCTACGTTTGCCACAGGAACTGAACGCCCTCTACGTGAGAATATCACCGCGTTTAACTTATACACTAACGCTAACACACCTTACTACTGCTCAAGCGATGTCGCTGTGTATACTGACAAAGGCGTTAAGTTAAACTCTACAGTAGTTCAGAACGGAAGCTCTACTTACATTACAATTAGCGAGTCGCTAGCAGACGGCACCTCTGTATGGGTTGGACATGAATATGATAGTAAGTATGTGTTCTCAGAGCAGATCTTCAAAGGACAAGCAGGCCAAGCTAGGACACCTAACGCAGCTGCTAAGCAGTTCATTAAGAACCTCTCTCTGTATCACACACGGACATCTGATTATCAAGTCAAAGTGACTCCTGATAAGCGTTCTCAATATATTAATTCATTTCCAGCGACTACTGACGATAACGATAGGGTCGAACTAAAGGATGGATTCTTTAGAGCCCCTGTGTTTACCTCATCAGAAGGCGTAGAGATCTCCCTGGAAAACAACGGGGCAATGCCTAGCAACTTCCAGAGCGCAGAGTTCGAGACGTTTGTCCACACGAGATCAAGTAGATATGGAGCCTAGTAGACATCATGGGGACTGTTCGATTGTCAGAGCGACACTTGATCACATACGTAAGCTCAAAGACAACTTACGGCCCCACGATAGGCTAGAGTGTGAGTTGCTTGGTAGTAGTCCTGAGGATGCTATGAAGCTAGCACTGACGCTAGACTTAGCGACTTACACTGCGCTCGACTCTCAGTCACGTCCGTTCGCTATGTTCGGCTCAGGGATCAAACACGAGGGCGGTGGGTATATCTGGATGCTCGGCACTCCTGATGTCATGAAGCACAAGCGTGCGTTTATCAGAGCGTCACGAGAGTGGGTCAAGTATCTCACTAAGCCTTTCGGAGTTACCTCTAATGTTGTGCTCAAAGATAACCGTCAGTCTGTCAGATGGCTGAAGTTTTGTGGCGCTAAGTTTCTTAGAGAACTAGAAATATCTGACAACACCTTTTACGAATTTATAATAATATCAACTGATTAATAACTATGTGTTTACCGCTAATCGCACCGCTACTCGGAGGAACTTCTTTCGCAACAGTCGGAGGAGCACTCTTAGGAACTGGGGCAACTTCTGGAGCACTGGCTACGACTGTTGGTGCTCTGTCAACCCTAGGACCTATTGCTCAAGGCATGCTAAGCTTCGGCGCTCAGGCTCAACAAGCGAAGATGCAAGCAGAAGC